TCGAAGATATGAAGGCGCTGCCTCCCGCGCGTCTGCCCTTCCCGATTACGCGCGCCACACCCTCCACCGTGGAGGCACGCCAGGACCGCGATGGCGACGGGATGCCAACCATGGTCGGCCACTTCTCGACCTTCGGAGATTGGTACGAGGTGGACTCGGTGTTCGAGGGCCACTTCCTCGAGCGGGTCGGACCACGGGCCTTCGACAAGACGATCAGCGAAAGCCGCGATCAGATGAAGGTGCTGTACGACCACGGGCAGGACCCGCAGATCGGGAACAAGGTTCTTGGGCCGATCGAGGAGCTCGGGGTCGATCGTCAGGGGCCTAGGTATCAGGTGCCGCTGTTCGACACCTCGTATAACCGCGACCTCGCCCCGGGGATCGAGGCCGGCGTATACGGCAGTTCCTTCCGGTTCACCGTTGAGAAGGACGATTGGGACCGCACCCCCGAGTTGTCCGACCACAATCCAGCCGGCCTTCCAGAGCGGACCATCACCGAGGCCCGCGTGTTCGAGTTCGGGCCAGTCACCTTCCCTGCCAATCCCAACGCCACCGTGGGCGCCCGGTCAACCACGGATACGTTCTACCAGCGGAGCCGCGACCCAGAGTCCTACGAAACCCTGCTCCGCTCCGCCCAATCCACACGCACTTTGGCAGACGCCGAAGCCGCAGCCCCACCCGACGAGCCGCCGGCCAGCACTCCTGAGCAGGAGCCGCTGACTCCGGACACTCCAGGGGAACCCGCGCCGGAGGAACCGGCACTTGACCAAGCAGAAGCACCTAGGAGTTCCCCAATGGAGACGAAGTACGTCACCCGTGAGGACAAGGCAGCCCGCGTCACCGAGCTCAAGGAATCCCTTGAGTCGCTGGCGGCCGAGGCAACCGGAGTCCTGACGGTCGAACAGCAGGCCCGCTGGGATGCCGACAACGAGGAGCTCGACGCCCTCAACGCCGACATCGCCGCGTGGGACAAGCGCACCGACCGCCTCGCCGCCCTCAAGAATGGCGAAGGCGAGAAGGGCGAGGACCGCGCCCCGGCCCAGATCAACCGGAAGTCCGTGCAGGACATCTACTCGTTGGAGAAGCGGGCCGGTTCGTTCGAAGCCCACAACCAGGCCCTTCGGGATGACGCCATGCGGATTCTCGAAGTCACCAGCTTCCCCCACCCGGGCACCGACGTCGAAAAGACCCGCGACAAGATCGCGTCCCTGCTCGACTTCGGCGACTCCGAGAACAAGGCACTCGCCCGCCGGATGCACGTCACCGGCAGCCCGCTCTACCGGCGCGCGTTCGAGAAGATCGTCAAGGGCCGCGGCACCTCTCTCCTCACCCCTGAGGAGCAGCGTGGCACCGCCCTCGCGGTCGGCGTCGACGCCACTGGTGGCTTCGCGGTTCCGTTTGCCTTCGACCCGACGGTCATCGCCATCGGTGTGCACACTGGTGCGGTCAACCCGTACCGCCGCGCATGCCGCGTGGTGCAGATCGTGGGCACCGACACCTGGAACGCCCTGACGTCCACCGCCGTCGTGGCGACCCGGACGACAGAAGCGGCAGCTGCAACTGAGCAAGGCCCGACCTTCGCCCAGCCGCAGTTCATCGTGAAGCGCGTCCAGGGCCAGATCACGACCTCCTACGAGATGCTCCAGGACCGAACGGACCTGGCGGCCGAGATGGCCGTCCTGATCCAGGAGGCCAAGGACAACGAGGAAGAGGCATCGTGGGCCACGGGCGACGGCTCGGGCACGGCATCCATCGGTGTCGGCCCGGCGCAGGGCACCTCGGGCGCCTTCACCGGCGTGGACACCGCGGGCGCCTCGCTGGCCGCCGCTGACCTCGACGCACTCGAGGCCGCGCTGCCGGTGCGCCATCGGTTCAACGCTCAGTGGTTCATGAACCGCGCGAACATTCGCCGGATCCAGAGCCTTGAGACGACCGGCGGCAAGCTGTTCGGTGGAAGCCAGTACCCGTCGGTCGGCAACCCGGCCCTCGACGGGGCGGGCAACACCGGCCTGCGGCTGCTCGGCTACCCGGTCAACGAGTCTCCGTCGCTGCCGAGCGGCACGGCGGCGAACACGGTGATCGCCACGCTGGCCAACGTGAGCCAGTACGTCATCGTGGATCGGGTCGGCATGTCGATCCAGTTCATCCCCTTCCTGTTCAACGACTCCGCGTTGGCGACAGGACAGGCGGCCATCTACTTCATGTACCGGAACCACGCCAAGCCGATCAACGTCGACGGCGGGCGCACCCTCCAGTACGTCTAGTCCCTGTGGCGGCGGCTCCTTCGGGGGCCGCCGCCCTCTATCCCCACCGCCTGGAGACTCGGATGCCTAAGCCTGCGTTCTTCACCGTCTCAGAGACGTTCATCGACATGCCGGCCGACGTCGCCTATCACAAGGGCGAAGTCGTCGCGGACGATGACCCGATTCTCAAGAAGCACCCGCAGTTCTTCGTGCCGCTCATCGTGCGCGAACACAAGGGTGGAGCGAAGGTCGAGCAGGCCACCGCCGCACCAGGCGAGAAGCGAGGCAAGTAGTGGCTACCTTCACCAACACCGCCGCGTCGACGGCGGCGGTCACCAACCGCTTCGTCGCCTCGGTCAACATGGCGAACGGGGCCTACACCATCGCCAACGCCTCGCCCACATGGTCGGGCGGCTGCCTCGTCACCGCGACCGTCACGGGCGTCACCGGCAACGACACGGTGGGCACCCTGGCCCTCGTCGGCACCGGGGTCAACGGCCAGCCTCTGACCGAGACGCTGACGCTCGTGCAGGCCGGCACCGCGACCAGCACCAAGGTGTTCCGCACCATCACCTCGGCCACGCAGGCGGGCTGGGTCATCAACGGCGGCAACGACACGATCGTCGTCGGCTGCGCGGCGGGCAACATCGCCGCAGGCTCGATGGGCAAGCTGCTCGGCGTCCTCGTCAACAACACCGTCGCCGCGGCCGTGACCATCAGCGATTCCAGCCGGACGATCCAGGTCATCCCCGCTTCGCAGGCGGCCGGGACGTTCTACGAGTTCGGGCACGACGGCATCGACTTCGGTGGCTGGCTCAAGGTGGCCACCACCAGCACCAACGACATCACCGTCATCCACACGGGCACGCTGCCTGAGTCCTACGCCCTGTGACCCTCATCCAGCCCACCCAGCACTGGGTCTGCCCCAACTGCTCGACTGAATCCATTACCCACGAGCCGCGGCCCCATACCCGCTTCCACGCCTGTCCCGGCCTGAACGGGCTGACCGCTCCCATGCTCCCCGCCGGCACGCGCGCCACCGTGCGCGCCGTCGAGCGGGAGGACTACATCGGGACCGAGAGGGTCCAGACCGACGACGAGGGCCGGCCCTTCTCAGCGGTTCGCACCGATTACCCCGACGGCCGGAATGACATTGCGGTTCTGGCTCCGACAGCCACCGCGAACGTAAGGAGCTGATATGGACACGGCGAAGGCCCGTGGCGCCGCGCACGACGCGGGCGTGGTCACGGTTGAGAACACCCCCGCGGCGCTCGAGGAGGCCCTGGCCGCGGCCCGCAAGGCCGCAGCCCGTCAGGCCGTGCGGGATCGCGTCGAACGGTTGAGGGCCAAGGTCATCAAGCAGGAAGCCCATCTCTCTGAGGTCGAGGCCGAACTGGAAGCGGCAGAGGACGCCCTGACTGCCGCTGAGATTGAGTGGGCGGCAGAGGACGAGGAGTAGGCGATGGCCTGGTCGAATAGCAAGATCTTCATGGCCCTGTTCGAGGACACCCTCGAGAACACGACGGCCATGGACCTCAACGCCGACACCTTCAAGGCGGCGTTGTATGACAACGACATCACCCCCGACCAGACGGTATCGGCAGCGAACACCGCCTACAACGCGGGCCAATGGACGGCCTCGGGCAACGAGGTCACCGACGGGACCAACTGGGACACGGCCGGCGAGCCGCTGACCAGCGTCACGTCGGCGTTCAGCTCGAACGTCTACACCTTCGACGCGGCCAACACGCCGCAGTCCGGTGCGAGCTGCACGCTGGCCAACGTCTACGGCTGCCTCGTCTACGACGACACGATCGCCTCGCCCGTCGCGGACCAGGGCGTGAGCTTCCACTACTTCGGCGGCGCGCAGAGCGTCACGGGTGGGACGTTCACCATAGTCTGGAACGCGAGCGGGATCTTCACCATCACGGCCTAAGGAGGACCCATGAAACGCCTCATCCCCGCCCTGCTCGCCAGCCTGCTGCTGGCGGCTCCGGTCTACGCCGCGCCGCCAACCGCCACCCTCGCGGTGGTTTCCGTGGAGACGGGCTGCCTGTCCCTCGGCTTCTCAACCACCCGCGGTTGCATCACCTTCCAGAGTGAAGGCGATCCGTCGAGCAACAGCCCGACCCGCCACGTCGTGGTGACTCGCATCTTCGCCAACTTCATGGGCCCCGACGTCATGGTCGAGAGCACCGTGGACGAGATCGACAAGGCCGGTCAGGCCATCGCCCACTACCGAGACGGTATCCATCAGCCTACGGGCTTGCCCTACAGCGAGCGCGCCGAGTCATGGGTCGCCCATGCCAACGATCTGCTGACCCCGATCAGCCCGGTGGTGCATACCGACCTTCAGCCGTAGGCCATGGCCACCCGCTTCCGGCTGACCAGCGACACGACCGCACCCTCGGTATCACCAGCACTCCAAGCGGGCTACATCTCGGGCCACGACTCACCGGCGACTGTTCGCCGGAAACTCCTCACCTCGGACTCCTCGGCGCTGACGAGCACGGCGTATACGCCTGATTCATCAGACGATGGGACCAACGGACGGGCGCTGTGGTGCCAGTTCGTGTCCGACCCGATGGTGTCGGGCATTCT